AACGGCAAGACCCTCGCCCCGACCTGCCTGTTCACCGACTACTCGCTGACCCGCGCCGCGGCCGGCGAGCTGACCTGGTCCGCGCCCGGCGTCCTCGCCAACGGCGTCGTCCCCACCTGGAGCTGACATGGGCTACAAGCCGCAACGCAAGGCGTACCTGCTGCGCTTCCAGGGCACCGAGTGGGACGGCCTGGAGGTGACGGCCCACAACCTGACCACCGGCGACCTCCTGGACTCAGAGGCCGCCAGGGTGACCCGCGTTGCGGGTGGGACGGTCGCAGAGGGGTGGGTCGAGGAGATGATCCGGCGGCTGGGCGGAAACCTCGTCAGCTGGAACCTCGAGGACGAGTCCGGCCAGCCGGTACCAGCGACGCCGGAAAGCCTGCTGTCTCAGGACTCCGACATGGTCCTCGCCATCGTCAAGGCGTGGAACTCGGCGATGAGCGAGGTCCCTGCCCCTTTGCCCGAGCCCTCCAGCGCTGGAGGGCAGTCGGCCCTGGAGGCGTCGATTCCGATGGACGCCCCGTAGAGGAACCCACCGAGTTGAGGCAAGCCCGGTACGTAATCGGGCTGTGCGACCGCTGGCACAAGCTGCCCAGCGAGATCTTGGCTGAACCAGCCGAGATGGTGCGCCTGTTGAGGATCGTCGAGCTGGGAGGAGGCCTGACCGATGGGGAATGTAGTTGAGATTCTGGTCACGGCCAAGGACCTCGCTAGCCCGGTGTTCGAGGGGGTCGCTGCCAAGACCGAGGGCATGTCCGGCAGCATGGCCAAGCTCAACAAGGTGAGCGGGTTGGCGGCTGGCGCCATGGTCGCGTTCGCGGCCGAGAGCATCAAGATGGCCGCGGAATTCGACTCGAAGATGGCCCTGCTGAACACCCAGGCCGGTGTTTCGGCGGACAAGCTGCCCGCCTTGAAGAAGGGTGTGCTGGACATCGCGGCGGCGACTGGCCAGGGCCCTGACTCGCTCGCCGAGTCGCTGTTCCACGTCGAGTCGAACTTCGAGTCCCTCGGCATCACGAGCCAGAAGGCGTTGGAGATCACGAAGACCGCGGCGGAGGGCGCGGCGGTCGGCCACGCGGACCTGGTTGACGTCACCAACGCGCTGACTGCGGCGGTCGCTTCGGGCATCCCTGGCGTCCAGAGCATGTCGCAGGCGATGGGTGTCCTGAACGCCACCGTCGGCGTCGGCGACATGAACATGCAGGACCTGTCCAAGGCCTTCGGGTCCGGAATGGTGGCGACGGTCAAGGGCTTCGGCCTGAACATCACCGACGTGGGCGCCGCCCTCGCCGTCTTCGGCGACAACAACATCCGCGGTGCCAACGCCGGCACCCAGTTGCGCATGTCCGTGCAGGCCCTGGCCAACCCGGTCGCCTCCGCCGGGGACGCGTTGAAGCGCCTCGGCCTGACCCACCAGACCCTCGCTGACGACATGCAGAAGGGCGGCCTCAAGCTCGCCCTCGAGGACCTGTCGACCCGCATGGTGCGTGCCGGAATCAGCGCGGATCAGCAGGGCGAGATCATCACCCAGGCATTCGGGCGCAAGGCCGGCGCCGGCCTCAACGTGCTGCTCTCCCAGATGGACCGCGTCGAGTCGAAGTACCCGGCGCTCACAGCTGGCGCGAACGGCTTCGGTGAGTCCTGGGCGAACACCCAGAAGACGGCATCCCAGCAGTTCAAAGAGCTCGAGCAGACCGTCAACGGCATGATGATCAGCTTCGGCGAGAAGCTCCTGCCGACCGTCCTGGAGGCGACACATGGGCTGCTCGACCACAAGCAGGCGCTCCTGGAGGTCACCGAGGCCGCCGGCATCCTCGTCGGCACACTGGGCGGGCTGTACATCTTCAATAAATTGTTGAACGGCGTGTTGTTCTTCACCACCGCCATCAAGGAGGCGGGGGTCGCCCTGACTGCCTACGGGACGCGTATCGCCGGGGTGGAGGCCGAATCGGCAGCCGCAGGCGGCTCAATCACGAAGCTCGGCGCGGCGTTCGAGGCCCTCGGCACGAAGGCGAAGCTGGCGGTGGCCGCGACGGCCATCGGCCTGATCGCCATAGCCGTCATCTCCCTCCAGCAGGCCTCGCAGAAGGTGCCGCCGGACGTTGACCGGATGACCACGGCGATCGGGACGCTGGGCGAAAAGTCCCAGGTGACAGGCGAGTTGACGAAGCAGTTCGGCGACGGCCTGGAGAAGCTCGGCTACGCCGTGGACCGCGTGGCCGGCAAGAGCGTCGGCATGGACCACTTCAACGACGTCATGAACAAAATCTTCTCCTTGGGCATGGCGCACTCGAACTCGTTCAACCAGGCGAAGGACCAGATCGACGCGATCGACCAGTCCCTCGCGCAGCTGGTCCAGCAGAACCATGCCGACCTCGCCGCCGCCGCGCTCAAGCGGCTCCAGGACCAACTCGCCTCACAGGGCGGCGACCCGTCGAAGCTCGCGGACGAGATGACGAAGTACCAGGCGGCCCTCGGCGCTGTGGCGCTGCAGCAGAACCTGACCGCGGACACGATGGGCCCCCTCGGCCAGCAGGCAGTCCAGACAGCAGCCGACCTGGAGAAGGAAGCCAGCACGGCGCAGGGCCTCAAGGACGCGATCATCGACCTGAACAATGTCGCCCGCGGCGCCCTGGACGCGCAGGCCGGGTTCCAGCAGGCGATAGCTGACACGACGAAGGTGCTGGAGACCAACGGCCGGGCCCTGACGTATCGCAACGGCGAGATGGACCTGACCACGCAGGCGAGCCGAGACGAGGAGAAGGCCCTCTCCGACCTGGCAGCGAAGACCGACGCGGCAGCCGAAGCGGCGCTCAAGGGCGGCGAGTCCATGGACAAGGTCAACAAGATCTACGGGCAGGGCCGCGACAAGCTCATGTCGTTGGCGCAGCAGATGGGCCTGACGAAGCAGCAGGCCCGCGACCTCGCGGACCAGATCCTCGCCACCCCGGACAAGACCGCCATGCTGCGCGGCGACATGTCCGACCTCCAGGACAAGCTGAACCAGGTCAACGCCGCGCTGAAGAACGCGCCGGCGTCGAAGGTCGTGGAGCTGAAGGCCGAGAAGTCGGGCCTGGAGTCCGACCTGCGGGCCGTTCAGGACGAGATCAACTCCCTGACCGGGAAGACAGTCACGATCGCTACGCGCCTGGTGACGGTCAACGGCGACCAGTACGCGCACGGCGGCGGCTACGCGCACGGCGGAATCATCGGCGCGGCCGGCGGCGGCCCCCGATCCGGCATGACGTGGGTGGGTGAGCAGGGCCCCGAGTTGGTGCGCCTGCCGTACGGCTCGAGCGTGATCCCGGCAGGCCAGAGTGCCGCCATGGCGGGCGCAGCGGCTGCAGGCGGTGGGGGAGCCCGGGTGCAGCTGGAGATCAGCTCGGGCGGGGCCCGAACGGATGACCTGCTGCTGGAGATTCTCCGCAACGCGATCCGCGTCCGTGGCGGCAACGTCCAAACCGTACTGGGGAAGTGAGAGATGCACCGCTACAAGGCGTTCAACGCGGCGATGCCGACGACTGCGGCTATCGCGAAGGTCGGCACGGGCACGACGATCAAGACGATGCTTCAGATAGCAACGCCGGCTACGAGGCAATTCCAGCTGATCTCGTGGGGCTACACGATCGACGCGGTGCCGGGCAGCACGGGCGGCATCGTGGAGCTGATCCAGACGGACGTGGCGGCCACTGTGACCGCGCACGTGGCGGCTGGCGTGCAGCCGCTGGACCCGAACGCGCCAGCCAGCCTGATGACTCTGGGCACGTCCGCGACCGGGTACACCGCGAGCGTTGAGGGCACGCCGACAGCGATCCGCACCTTCGACACCGACCTGATCCCGCCCACCGCTGGCGCCGTGTCGATCAACTACGACTGGCAATGGTTGCCGGACGAAAGGCCCATCGTCGCGGTCAGCAAGTTCCTTCGGGTGCGCGTGACGATGGCGGCCGCCGTAAACATGCTCTGCTGGGTGTGCTGGGACGAGTGACCGATGGGTAGCGTCGCAGCTCAGGTGATGTCGTGGCAGCGCCGTGCCCGGAACAAGCCGGGCCCGCTCGCTCCCGTCAGCATGCCCAGCGGCGACAGCCCCACCGGTGCAGCGATCCAGGTCGAGCTGCTGATTGACGGCCTGTGGACGGACATCACCTCGCGGGTGATGACCCGTGAGGGCAACGGCACGATCGTCATCACCCGCGGCGAGCCGAACGAGGGCAGCAACACCGACCCGGCCAGTTGCCGCCTGGAGCTGAACAACCGCGACGGCCTGTTCTCCACCCGGAACCCCACCAGCCCGTACTACGGCAAGCTCTCCCGCAATCAGCCGCTGAAGGTGTCTGTGCCGTCCGGAAATGCGAAGGCGTACCGGTTCTGGGGTGAGGTGAGCAGCTGGCCGCAGAGCTGGGATCCGACCGGCAAGGACGTGGGTGTCCAGCTTGAGGCTGCGGGGCCCCTGCGGCGTCTTGGTCAGTCCAACTCGGCTGCGAACTCGACCCTGTACACGGCGATCGCGCAGAACATCGGGACGAACACGCCGATCATCTACTGGCCGTGCGAGGACTCGGCCGGCTCGACGAGCATCGCTTCGGCGGTCAGCGCAGGCTCGTCCATGACCATCTCGGGGACGCCCACCCTGGCGAACTTCTCGGGCTTCGCCTGCTCCAGGCCGCTTCCGGTGATGGCGCGCGCCAGTTTCACCGGTGCGGTCCCGTCGTACACGGCGCCGTCGTCGGTTGAGCTGGAATTCCTGCTGGCTGTCCCCACCGGCGGGGAGGCCGATGGCACCGTGCTGTGCCGGGCGACCGCGACCGGCACCATCCCGGTGTGGGAGGTGTACTACAGCACTGGCGGGGGCGGCGTCTCGTTCCTGGGCCTGCGCGGCAAGAACACGGCCGGCACGATCGTGCAGGACACGGGGCCGTCGGCCACATCGAACACCGGCACCATGGACAGCGCTCTGACTCAGGTGCGGGTGGTCCTGGCCCAGTCCGGCGCCGACCTGAACTACACGGTGTACATCCACGATGTAGGGGACGTCACCGAGGGCGCGGCGTTCGGCACAGCCACGAACAGCACAGCAGGTCAGCTGACGTCCGTCTCGATCGCCCCGAACCGTGACGTGGTGGGCTCCGCGATCGGGCACGTCGCACTGGCCCCGACCTTCGACCTCTACTATGTGCGATTCGACGCTCTCAGGGCATTCGTGGGCGAGGCCGCAGCGACGCGCTTCGCGCGCCTGTGCGCGACCACCAGCCTCGCCTGCGAGCAAATCGGTGCCGCATCGGACACGGTCGCGATGGGCTCGCAGGCGACCAACACGCTGCTCGGTCTGCTGCAGGACTGCGCGACGGCGGATGCAGGGATCCTGTATGAGAGCACGAGCATGCTCGGCTTGGGCTACCGGACCCGCGTAAGTCTGGAGAACCAGGCCGCGGCGCTCACGCTGAACTACGCCACGGGGCAGCTGTCGGCGCCGCCGGTGCCGGTGGATGACGACCGGTATGCCCGCAATGACGTGACGGTGACGCGTACTGGCGGTTCGTCGGCCCGGGCGGTGCAGACGACGGGCGCGCTTTCGGTGCAGCAGCCGCCGGCCGGAGTGGGCCCGTATCCGGAGTCAGTGACGGTCAACATCGCTGCGGACAGCACGCTGGCGTCGCAGGCGGGGTGGCGGCTTCACCTCGGCACGGTCGACGAGGCCCGGTATCCGCAGATCTCCGTGAACCTCGCACATTCGACATTCGCCTCCAATCCGTTCCTCCGGGAGCAGATCCTTGCTGTCCGGCCCGGTGATCGGATCGTTGTTGCGAACCCGCCGGCGTGGCTGCCGCCGGACCAGATCAGCCAGCTCGTGATCGGCTTCAGCGAGACCATCGACCAGTTCCAGCACAGGATCACCTTCAACTGCGTGCCTGAGTCGCCGTACCACACGGCGCTGCTCGGCGATGCGCTGCTCGGTCGGCTGGACAGTGGCGGAAGCCAGCTTGCAGCCGACGCGCTTGCGACCGACACGAGTCTGCTCGTGACGACGACGAGCGGTCCGCTGTGGACGACTTCGGCGGCCGACTGGCCGTTCGACGTTCGGATTGCGGGCGAGCAGATCACGGTGACGGCCGTCAGCGGCGCCTCGAATCCGCAGACGTTCACCGTCGCACGCAGCGTCAACGGCGTCGTCAAGCCCCTGCCGATCGGCGCCGACGTGCGTCTCAACCAGCCCATGACCCTGTCGCTCTGAGAGGAGGTATCCGATGGTCGTAGCCCTACCACCCCTGACGTCGCGCGCAGCTGGCTCACGCATCACTGCGGCGATCTACCAGCAGGACATCACCGACAGCATCAACTTCCTGCTGAACCCGGTGAACTTCACTGGCACGCAGTCAGTGGCCCAGTCGCTTCCCAACTCGGCGTGGACCGCGATCACTTTGGACACGAGCCAAACCGACCCGTACGCCGGCCACTCCAACGTGACCAACTCCAGCCGCTACACCTGCCCGGTCGGCTGCGCGGGCTGGTACACGGTGTGCGGCGTCGTCGCGTACAGCCCCAACGCCACGGGTTTCCGCACTGCTCGTATCCAGATCAACGGGGCGGGTATCTCCGGTCAGACGTCGTACGGCCCCAACAATGGCGGCGCGGAGACGATCACCGTCACCGGTACCCGCGACATCTTCCTGAACGCCGGCGACTACGTCGAGGTCGCGGGCTACCAGAGCAGCGGCGGCGCCCTGAACACCGCGGTTTCCCCATCTCCGGCTTCTGCACTCTGGTTGAGGTTCTCCCATGGCGCCTGACATTCCGGTTCCTCTCGTGTGCGCGGCCTGCGGCGTTGATGCGGTGGTGCAGTGGCGTCGCCGGTCCGCGGCGGATCCGACGCACACCGATGCGGTCTACGCCTGCGCCGTGCACGCGATCACTCTCGATCTGGCTGCGCACGTCCACCAAGTGGGCTGTACGGCTCCGGACCCGGGGCGCGTGCCGGTCTGCGGCTGTACGCCGGAGCCGCTGCCGCCGCCGGACCCGGTGCCGCTCAACAACCCGACGACGACTCTGTCGA